GATAATCGCTCTTCAGTATACTAACTAAGGTAAATAAATTATGAAGTTGGATGATGACAGTTTTTTTCTATATGCTGCTAAGTATTACGACATAAGAATGGCCTCATCTGCGGATGAGTTCTATGATGACCTAAAAAGATTTCAACATCTGAAGAGGTTATTTAAAAGATATCACGATGATAATGATCTAAAGGTCAGACTAATCTTGAATCATTTGACTGTCTTGTATAACTGTTTCGGTGCAGGTGCAACGACTATGTTATTCTATAAAATGGCAGACTATCATAGATACTTAAAACCCTTCGTGGTGTTTTTAGCTTATATGCCTGATGTACTTGAGTATGGAAACGAACGTATTTTGAGTTCAGAAATACCTCTGGATGCAAGAATTATAAGAGAGTTGAGGGAAATATGATTGTCGATCTATTCATGGTATACCAATTTATACGAAGGCTGGCAACTCCTTTCGTTGAGTGGGATGCTTACGAGTTGGGTATAATCGATGAGACGGGCAAGCAGCTTATCAAGAGAAAGGACTTCACTACTCGCGAACAAAAAAACTCATATCAAATTTTTGACATTATGATCACCAAGTTGAAGAGATTGGTAGAGAAAATTCCCGGTGGTAAAACCCGCCTAGGATCATATGCAGCAGCACTATATTTGATTAAAGAGTCTGCTGAAATAGAATTGGACGGCATCACGCTCACGGAAGAGCAACTACAAGAAAAGTTAGAATCATACATGGAATTGGTTGAGCCATCCTTTGATGTTGATATGTTATTCGAAAAGATTTTTGATGAAGATGCGCCTGCTAATAGTGTAGGTGGTGGTGCCATAGCTGGAGTAGGAGTAGGAGAAGATGGCGAACCAGGTGTGAGTAAGCTACAGCAGAAAAAGAAGAAGAAGCCCCTTAGACGCTTTAAAGACGTGTCTTCGGTCTAGCAAATGCATAAGAGCAATGGAGAGCCAGCCGTGGAACATGAGCTGAATATAGTTAAAACTGATGTCGAAATTCTTAAGAAAGACGTATCTAACATACAGGGTCTTCTCAGTAGACTCGACACTGCCATAGATAAGATTGCGGTAGCATCCAATGACATCTCCAAGATGTTGGCTGTACATGATAATAAGCATCAAGACACAAGTAGCGAGTTGCACGAAAGACGCCGACAGACTGAAAATAATCTACAAGCTATACACGAGCGAATTTCAGGCAAAGAGCGAGAGATGGGCGAAGTTATGGATGCACACCTTAAACGCATCAATAAAGCCCTGACTGACCACGATGAGCGATCGGCAGCATCCTTTGCTGCATTGTTCAGCAGAATGGATAAGATGGAAGTCTGGAAATGGCTGATAGTGGGTGGTGGATGCACCATGGGCTTCCTTTTTGGACTGGAATCAAGCGTAATAATATCCCTATTTTCATAAAAAATACTTGACAATACCCTCATAATGTAGTATAATAGATTTATCGTAAGATTATACACAATGAGGTTTCTATTGAATATTACAGACTTAAAGTATGCGGGCATCCTTTCCACTAGATTAGAACGATTCTCAGTTAAAGCGCATTCTCCATATCGCGCAAACTTCAGATGTCCTATCTGCGGTGACTCTCAAAAGAATAAAATGAAAGCGCGTGGCTGGATTCTTGAAAAGGAAAACATCGCCATCATCTACTGTCATAATTGTAATGCATCTCACAATATGCGTAGCTTTTTACAGTTCATTGATCACAATCTATTCAATGAATATGTGATCGATTCTGCTATGGAAAGAGGTCAGAAGCGAGATTTATTTCAAAGCACGAGAACCGAAAAGGTTAAACCTCTAGACACTCTTAAAATGAAAGCACCCGAGTTTCGTAAGAGTGGTTCACCTCTTCTTAAAATCAAGAAAATATCTCAATTAGATCACGATCATAAAGCCAAAGTTTATTTACAAAAACGTCAGATTCTTCCATCAGATCACTATAAATTATACTATGCTCCTAAGTTCAATGAGTGGGTCAACTCCATCATTCCGGGCAAGTTACCTGTGCTTGAGAAAGACAGTCCTAGACTGATCATGCCTTTCATAGATAAGAGAGGTGTTCTGTTTGGATTTAACGCTAGAGCTTTCGGAAGCAGTGGTCTGAGATATATAACTATAATGCTAGATGACAGTATGCCCAAGATGTTCAACTTGAGCGATGTTGATTTTAGTAAAAAGTACTATGTAACCGAAGGACCCATAGACAGTCTATTTCTTAGCAATGCAGTAGCTATGGCTGGCGCAGATGGTAATGCCAGGGGGCTAGAGAGTACGGAGAATGCTGTGTTCATTTTTGACAATGAGCCTCGGAATAAAGAGATTGTCGCTCGTATGGAAAAGTGCTTGGATAGAGGCTTTAAGATTTGCATCTTTCCAGAGAAGATAATACTCAATGATATAAATGATATGATACTTTCTGGAATGAATAAAGCAGAGGTTGAGTTACTTATAGATATGAACACGTATCAAGGATTATCGGGCAAATTACAGCTTGCTGAATGGAAGAAGGTGTGTTGACACCTTCGAGCAACTGTGATATAATATCACACTTACAACACGCTATAACGGGAATAAAATGACGGTAAAAATAGATAAGAGTAAAGATGACCTACTGAAGCCCTACGCTGTAGGAATGCTAAAAGAATTTTATCTCACAGAATATGAGAAATCTCCCCAAGAAGCTTATAGACGAGCATCAACGGCTTGGTCGAAATATCATGACGAGATGGATGAAGACTTGGCTCAAAGGTTATATAACTATGTCTCAAACAAGTGGTTCATGTTTGCATCTCCCGTATTATCTAATGCGCCCAACGGCTCTAAACAGAATAAGGGTCTTCCAATTTCTTGTTTTCTTACCTATGTTCCAGACACACTAGAAGGTCTGATTAGCCACACAAGCGAACTGCGATGGCTATCTGTGTACGGTGGTGGAGTTGGTGGACACTGGAGTGATGTGAGAACGGTATCTGATGTAGCACCAGGCCCAATGCCGTTTCTGCACACAGTAGATGCTGATATGATTGCTTATCGACAAGGTAAGACACGCAAGGGTTCCTATGCTGCATATATGGATATATCTCACCCAGACATCATTGAATTTCTTAACATGCGTATTCCCACAGGCGATGTTCAGCGCAAAGCACTCAATCTACATAATGCCATCAACATCACCGATGAGTTTATGGAAGCTGTATCAAGAGGAGATACGTTTTCTCTGCGCGATCCAAAAGACGGAAGCGTTAAAGACACGCTAGATGCACGTAAGTTGTGGGAGCGCATTATAGAGACTAGGTTCAGAACGGGTGAGCCATACATGCATTTTATCGACACAGCCAATCGTGATTTACCTCAGAGTCTAAAGGACTTGGGTCTTAAGATTCACGGCTCAAATCTTTGTCAAGAGATAGAACTCCCCACCAGCGAAGAACGTACAGCAGTTTGTTGCCTATCTTCATTAAATCTAGAGTATTACGAGGAGTGGAAAGATACTACTATTGTAGCTGACCTTATTCGTATGCTTGATAACGTCCTAGAATACTTCATTGAAAATGCTCCAGACACGATACCGAAAGCTAAGTTTAGTGCTGCTCGTGAACGATCTATAGGTCTGGGTGCGATGGGATTCCACAGTCTATTACAGAAGCACGGCGTTGCTTGGGAATCCGAAACAGCCAAAGAGATGAATGCGACTGTGTTCAGTCAAATAAAGAGTCAAGCCCTAGCTGAGACTGAACTTTTGGCTACGGAGAGAGGAGAGTATCTAGACGGAGTGGGTACAGGTCGCAGACACTCTCACTTACTAGCAGTTGCGCCTAATGCATCATCTGGAGTGATACTCTCAACATCTCCTTCTATTGAGCCTATGAAAGCTAATGCCTATACTCATAGAACTCGATCAGGATCTTTTCTAGTTAAAAATCACTATCTAGAAGATTTACTTATAGCTAAGAATGAAAATACTGATGCGAATTGGACTTCTATTATCACGAAGAAAGGTTCTGTACAGCATCTTCCATTCCTAACTGAAGGCGAGAAAGCCATCTTTAAGACAGCGGATGAACTTGATCAAAATTGGGTTATACGACATGCAGCAGATCGACAGACGTACATCTGCCAGGGGCAATCAGTCAACTTGTTTTTCCCGGCTGGTGCGCCCAAATCTTATGTGAGTCAGGTACATCTTCGCGCATGGAAATCCGGTCTAAAGGGATTATATTATCTACGTACAGAGGCAGCACACAGAGCCGAAAACGTCAGTGAAAAAATTGAAAGAGTTGTTCTAGCTGGAGATACACGTAGCATAGTTTACTCTAAGAAAGATTGCCCATTTTGCTTTATGGCAATGGAAGAGCTTAAGTTACATGGCATACCATTTGATACCATCGATCTGGCTAGCACAGGTAAATCTGCTGCTGAAGTAACAGGTCGCAAAGATGTTAAGAGTGTTCCGCAAATATACATAGCAGGAGAGTATATTGGCGGTTATAACGAACTAACAGAATTTCTAAATAAAAAAGTGGAACAGCCGTCAGATGATGAATGTCAGGCTTGTTCAGGTTAATAATTCATATAGCAAATCGGAGAAAGTATCTTGAGTAACTTACTAGAATACAGCAAAGCATATCGTCCATTTCTTTACCCATGGGCAGTAGAGCTTACTAAGAAGCATGAAGAAATTCATTGGACAGAAGATGAAGCAGAACTTTCGTCTGATGTACAAGACTGGAAAACAAAACTGACGGTAGATGAAAAGAATTTTGTCACTCAAATACTGCGTCTATTTACTCAATCCGATGTGCAAGTTGGAGAGAACTATCACGAGTTGTTGATTCCTAGATTCAAGAATAATGAGATTCGTAATATGCTATCATCGTTCGCAAATCGAGAAGGTGTACACCAACGCGCATATGCTCTTCTAAACGACACGCTGGGTCTGCCTGACGAAGAGTTTCACTCGTTTCTAGAGTACAAGGAAATGGCTGACAAGTTGGACTTCATGAAAGAGGGCAACACCAATACTCATACAGGTCTGGCTTTAGTATTAGCACAGTCAGTCTTCAATGAAGGCATGTCACTATTCGCATCTTTTGTGATGCTGTTAAACTTTCAACGCTTCGGTAAAATGCGCGGTATGGGCACTATTGTAGAGTGGTCTATACGTGACGAAACGATGCACGTACAGGGTAACGCCAAACTGTTTCGAGAGTTTTGTGAAGAGCATCCACGTATCGTTAACGATGAGTTGAAGTCTAAAGTGTACGAGATGGCAGCTAATGCCGTCAAGTTAGAGGACAAGTTTGTTAAGTTAGCTTTTAATGGTAGCGATCAAGAGGGTATCACTGAGTCAGAGGTTAAACAGTATATTAGACATATTGCTGATCGCCGCTTGTTACAGCTTGGTATGAAGCCCAAATTCAAAGCAAAGGATAATCCACTGCCTTGGTTAGATTGGGTATTGAATGGTGCTTCACACGACAATTTCTTTGAGAAGAGAGTGACGGAATATTCTGTTAACGGAATGGAAGGTAGTTGGGGCTGGAGCGACAACACTGGAGAAGATAGTATCTGTGAGATGAATGGTGATGGGTGCCCAGCATAATATGGATAAGTGGCAAAAAGCGTATATGACAACAGCAGAGACTTTCGGAGCTTTGTCTTCAGCCAAACGACTTAAAGTTGGAGCTATTATAGTAAGAGATAATAGAATACTTAGCATAGGTTATAACGGAATGCCGTCTGGCTGGACTAACATATGTGAGGACGATAACAACGCCACCAAGAAAGAGGTACTACACGCTGAGAGTAATTGTTTGATGAAATTAGCGCGGTCATCCGAAAGCGGTTTAGGAGCAGACATATATATCACTCACGCCCCATGTATGGAGTGTGCAAAGCTAGTCTATGGTGCTGGCATATCTAGAGTTTTTTATAGAACGGAATATAAAAATACAGATGGAACTAATTTTTTATCAGCATGTAACGTAGAGGTAGAGAGAGTATGATTAGTGAAGAATTGATATGCGATTACTGTGATTGTGTGTATACAGTAGAGAGCGTAGAGGAAGACCCAGTTAGATTTTGTCCGATGTGTGGATCGGAAATAGACCGCGAAGAGGAGCCTCTTTGGGAAAACGGTGTATCAGAAGAGGACTGGGACTGAAGTGTGGTATTGGCAAGACAAAGAGTTTACTAGCGATATGATTGGCGATAGAGTGGGCTTTGTCTATATGATCACAGAAAAGAATACTGGTAAAAAGTATGTAGGTAAGAAACTCTTCAAGTCTACAAATAGACTGCCACCTCTTAAAGGCAAGACTAGAAAGCGTAAAGTTGTGAAAGAGTCTGATTGGAAAAAATACTTCGGATCATCAGACTTGCTGAAGACTCTGGTTGAGGAACACGGTCAGAACGCATTCCACAGAGAGATTCTACATCTATGTGATACTAAAGGTGTGATGAGCTATCTTGAGTTGCGTGAGCAGATTGAGCGAGAGGTTCTCTTGAGCGATGACTACATGAACGGTATTATCCAGTGTAAGATACATAAGTCTCATGTCAGGTCATTACGACCGGAATAGCACTAAAATCCCGTTTTTAACGATATCAGTACTAATACGCATATCTAGCATAAAAGCAGCATAAAATGAAAAGCGTCTCTCTAAGTCATTGATATATATACACTTAAAATCCTAAAATAAACTTTATACAAAACCCTTGACTTTCTCACTCAGTATGCTATAATAGTGTCTGAAATCGAGTAATGAGAGAGATTATGAGTATTAAGTCAGTATCAGATAAAATGAGTCAAGCGTATGTCCTCGGTGCAGACGATGCCAAGAAACAGGCACGTCAAGAACTCGAAGCACTGCGCGAACTTTGCGATGACCAAGCACGTATCATCGAGTCTATGCAGAAGCAACTCGATATTGCACACAGGGTTGAATTCGCTAAACGCAGAGCACCGCGTGATGCGAGTAGGAACTTTTCCGGGTAGGAAATAAAGCTTGACATTGCTGCCCAGTATGCTATAATAGTGTCTGAAATCGAGTAATGAGAGAATATATGAACTTATTTGAACTACATGCCCTGATACGAAAGTCTGCTTTGAATGAAGAGAATCGCAGTCAATATCCCAAGGATGATAGTGTCGTATGGGACTTCGTATTAGCAGAGGTCCTCTGCTCCGAGGAATTCAAGCAGTCAGACTTTAGTTCTGAAGATGTGGAAATGGCGATGGATGAGGTCATCAGTCGGATGTCTGCAAGGGGTCTCTTAAGTCGTTGAATCCGCCAAACACTGATATAAGGG